GCCGAGACGGTCAGCGTGCCGAGGTTGTTCCAGACCTGCCCGCTGACGTGCGGATCGCTCGTCGGTGGGATGATAACGGTGCCGAACGTGCCGGTCGCTCCGGTCGCTCCGGTCGGGCCGGTGACGCCGGCAGCGCTCGGGCCGGTTGCACCAGTGGGGCCCGTAGCGGTGCCGGTCGGACCGGTAACGCCTTGCGGACCCGTACCTGTCGGGCCGGTCATGCCGGTCGGGCCACCCGCGGGACCAGTGAGGCCCTGCGCGCCAGTCGGGCCGGTCGCACCAGTGCCAACGGCACCGGTCGGGCCGGTTACGCCGGTCGCTCCGACTGGCCCCTGCGGTCCTTGAAGACCGTTAGCCGGACCGGTCGGGCCAGTCGAACCAGCAGAACCGGTCGGACCAGTAGCGCCTTGCGATGGACCCGTCGCTCCAGTAACACCGGTCGGTCCTGTGGGGCCACCGATACCGCCGGCGTTGATCGCATCGACCGCCTGCTTGAGCACCGGGCCCAGCATGTTGCGGTCGTAATTTTTAGACGACAGGATCGTCATGGCTCTCTCCCGAAAGTCGGTTCCTATCTCGTACGGCGCGACCTCTTAATGCCGTGTTACCGTGGCGGTAATCACCCCGGACCCGGCGAGATCGGCAGTGCGTTCGGACCCTTCATGTTGCCCACGAGCGCGGTCTGCGGCCCCATGCCGCCGGCGGCGATCTGTCCGTGCTGGTCGCCTTGCGACTGGCGCGCAGCGTGATCCATGCTCGGATTGTTCGTGTGCCCCGGTGCGCCACCGTTCGGTGCGGGCTCGCCGCCACCTTCCGGGAGTGTACCGATATGCGTGGGCATGCCCTCCGGCATGTGCGCGTGCGAAGCGAGGAGACCCGCGGTCAACTCGGTGGCAATCCGGGAAACGCCCGCCTGCACGCCCTTCTGCACGCCCTCTTGGACTTGGTGATCGAGATCACCGCCGGCCTGTTGCTGCGCCTGCTCGGCCTGCACCATCTTGTCGATCTCGTCCTCCGGCGGCACCACATTCTCGCCGTCCAGACCGATGGTCGTGGACACCGAGCGCAACACCGTGGCGCGGCCCTTGATGCCCATGATCTTCATGTCGGTCGGGTTGTTCGTCGTCGACAGGAACTCAATCTGGCGCTGGCGCAGCGTCTCGCGCTGGACGGCGACGTTGACACCCTGCACCGTGATCCGCTCCTCGCCGGTGAGAATGCCGGTCGTGTCGGTCAGCATGATCAGGTCGCCAAGCTGCAACAGCGCTGGCTCCATCACATCGCGGTCGATGTTGGCGCTCACCGTCTGCAAAATCTTGCTCGCGTTGCCCATGAGCATGGCAAGCCCGGACGCCGTGCGGCCGGCGCCGCCGCCGCTCTGGCCACCGACGTATTTCGGAATGGCCGACACGTCATCGGAAATCTCGACGAATTTCTCATACACCGCAATGAGTTGCTGCGCGTTCGACTGTGGCTGGAAGAAGCTGATCGGCGGCTGCGAGCGGCCGGCATTCGACGGATCGTTGTTCGTGTGCCAGCGCTTCCACGGGTACATCTCCTCGCTGTTCTCGTCGACCGATAGCCGGTCATCGTCGATCACGACCTGCGGGCCGGATGCGATGGACAGGTTATTGATCAGCGCGCGCAGCGTGGCGTTCGCGCTCTCCTGCAAGTCCTGCAAGAGATCAGTCAGGCCGTTGCCAACCGGCGTGCCGGGCACCTTCTCGAACGAGGTAATGAAGTACGGATGGCGCTGCCGAGGCGACGGCGACAGGTGCGCCTTGATCACGTGGTTGCCAATGCACCACGCCTGCACGCTGTAATCGCGCAGATCATCTGGCACGGCGAGACCATAGTCTTGAAGAACGCGCCCTTGCACGTTCCCATTGAACTCCATCATGGAAATCATGCCGGACCGGTTCCACGCCGGGTTCTCGCGGCTCTCTAGCGCAGCGCGCTCGGCGTCGGTTGTGTCCCAGTTGTCGTAGAGGCCGCCACGGCCATACTCGTCGAGCACGGCGCGAATTTCGTCGTGGTCGTAGCCCGGCAGATCGAGCAGATCGTTCAACTCGGCGCGTGTGATGCGCAGCTTCTCGATGACGTTGGCGTTCTCGATATCGGCCACGCCCGGCGTCCACCAGAGATCGAACGGCGACACCCGGCACCACGTCAGCCGCGGCTTGTGCTGCACCGTCGGCTTCCCGCCGACGGGCGGCCACGTCACCTCCGGGATGACCTTGACGACCGGTCCCTTGATGCAGGCGAACGGGAACACCGGCATATCGACCAGAAACTCAGCGAGCGCGTGGTAGAAGCCACCCACCCGCAGAATGTCCTCGATCTTGTCCTCGCTGGCGCGCGCCTGCTGGGCTGCCTTCTTTTTGGCGGCGTCGCGCGCGGCTTCAAGCAGGGCGTCTCGGCGGTCGTCCACCTTGGCGGGGTCCGGTGGCTGGCCCAGTTGCTGGGCGACCATCTGGGTCTCACCCTCGATCAACTGGTTGATACTGTTGAGGATATTCGGCGGAACGTCGGGATCGGACGACGGACGCACGGACCATGGGCGATCCTGCCCGAGGTAAATATCCCGCAGTAGCGACGACGCGGCACGGCACTTCTGCGCGATCAGGCGCGCGAAGACCTCGGTGCCACCCCACTTCCGGATTTCCTGCAATTTCTGGGCATCGTACTGGCCGTTGAATGTCCGCAGGGCGGCGAGCATGCGGTTGCTCCAGCCGGCCGATGTGTTGCGGTGGTTGCGGAAAATCTCGTACTGGCCCTTGATATAGCCGATCAACTCGACCGGCGCGGGCTGCTGCTGTTGCTGCTGCGACGCCGTAGCCTTATCCTGCGCCTGCTGCTGAAGCTGCTGCTCCAGCGCGGCGGGAGGAATGACCTGAAGAACGCCTGCCTGTCCGAGATTTGCCATGCCGGGCTTTGCCTTTGTGCCCCGATAGAACCTTAAGGGCCTTAACGCGCCTTTAATGGGGCGCTGATCTTGTAAAACAGAACCCACGATGGTACAGACCGCAAATGACCACCGCTCCCACCGTGCTGCCGCCCGCTCCGGCCTTGGACGAACCCATGCTGGTGAAGCTGGCGCGCGATGTGGTCATGAATATACACGACCTTCACGTCGTCCTGTCGCGGTACCAACTGACGCAGAGCCAGTACGACCTGTACGTCGCCGCCAATCCGTTCTTCCGCAAGATCGCTGATCAGTTCCGCATCGAGTGGGAAGGCGTCGCATCGACCTCGCAGCGGATGAAGATCAAGGCGCAGGTCGCGCTGGAAGAGAACATGTCGACGCTCGCTGCGCGCATGGGGAACAAGGATGAAGACCTCGGCAAAGCGACGGAAACCGCGAAGCTCTTCGCCCGCATCGCAGGCGTCGAAGCCGGAGACAAGTTCGCGGGCACCGGCGAAAAAATCGTCATCGAAATCAACCTCGGCGCCGACGAAAAAATCAAGTTCGAGAAAGAGGGGGAGGCCACCGCTCCCGTTATCATCGACGGAACGGTTACAGAGGAAACGAGCACAGCAGCGCGCAACGTCGCGACGATACCGTCTGACGCCTAAAGGCGTGGCGAACGATCTTCGTTACCGAACATCGGCTTGGCGCGCTGACGCAGTGGCGCGCTACAACCGGTCGCTCACCAAACACGAGTGCGACCGCCGGTATGATCAATCCGCCAAAGGCCATGAGCGCAGAAGGAAATACAACCGTGCCCGAACCGAAAGACGACGCACAGCGTCTGTATGACGCTATCGAGATCATCCGCAAGAAGAACGCGGAGATCAACGACCTCAATCGCACCATCACCCAAATCCGTCGCGACAACGACACTTGTGAAGCGATCCGGAAGGAGATTTGGGGGCTGGCCGCACACTCTCCGGAGCCGCCAGAATGGATACAGGGGCGCGGCGTGCGCAACGGCTCGCGCGGCGGACCGATCACCATCTGGTCGGATATCCACTACGGCGAGGTCGTCAACCCGGACGAGATCAACGGCGTCAACGCCTTCAACAAGAACATAGCTGCCAAGCGCATCCACCGACTCGTCAACACCACGGTCGACCTCGCGTTCAACCACATGGGCCGCGCCAAGACGACCTACCCGGGCATCGTTATCTGTCTGGGCGGTGACATGATCGGCGGTGACATTCACGAGGAACTGCTGGCGACGAATGACCGCACGCCGCACCAGTCGGTCAACGACCTCACAGACCTACTGGCTGGCGGCATCGAGGAGTGTGCCAGCAAGTTCGGCAAGGTCTTCGTGCCCTGCGTCGTGGGCAACCACGGTCGCAACACCAAGAAGATGCGCATGAAGGGGCGCGTCTTTACCAACTTCGACTGGTCGATCTACTGCAATCTGGAGCGCTCCTTCCGCAAGGACCGGCACGTGCAATTCTACGTGCCATCGCAGGCGGACGCCGCGTTCCAACTGTACGGCCACCGCTACCTTCTCACCCACGGCGATAGCCTCGGCGTCAAGGGCGGCGACGGTATCATCGGCGCACTGGGCCCGATCATGCGCGGCACGCTCAAAGTGCACCGCTCCGAGGCGCAGATCGGCCGCGACTTCGACACGCTGGTGATAGGCCATTGGCACCAATACATCACTCTCCCCGGCCTCGTCTGCAACAACGCGCTCAAGGGGTACGACGAGTACGCGATGCTCCAGCTTCGCGCGCCGTACAGCCGACCTTCACAGGCGCTGTGGTTCACTCACCCGGAACACGGCATCACGGCTCACTGGCAGGTCTACCTCGAAGGCATCCAGCACGCGCAGGATAGCAAGACTTGGATGAAGTGGGCCGCCTAGCGGAGACCAGCAATGGCGGGCCTGAAGTACACAGCACCGGCGACGTGCGCGCGGTTCATGAAGTCCGACGCGTTCGGCCGGATCATCACCGGCCCGGTCGGCTCCGGGAAGACGACCGCGTGCATCATCGAATTGCTTCGGCGCTCGACCGCGCAGGCACCGGGCAAGGATGGCAAGCGCTGGACGCGGCACGCCATCGTGCGCCAGACGCTGAAACAGTTAAAGGACACGGTGCTGAAGGACTGCCAGAACTGGCTCAACGGGCTGGGCGAGTTCAGGGTCAGCGAGAACACCTTCCACCTGAAGTTCGGTGACGTGCGCAGCGAGTGGATTTTCATCCCGCTCGAAGACGCCGACGATCAGGCCCGGCTGCTGTCGATGCAGTTGACCGGTGCGTGGCTGTCGGAGTGCATCGAGATGAACTTCGACGTGCTCGCGCCTATCAGCGGTCGTATCGGCCGCTACCCGTCGGCAGAGCGCGGCGTCCCGTCGTGGAATGGCATCATCGCTGACACCAACATGCCGACCGAGATGACGCCGTGGCACAACTTCCTCGAAGCCATGCCGCCGGATTGGCAGAAGTTCAATCAGCCCGGTGGGCTAGCGCCGGACGCAGAGAATTTGAATTTTCTGCTGCAAAACGCTGACACCATCAAGCTTCCTATCGACCACCCCGTACGTGTCGCTCAGGGCCGCAAATACTATGAACGATTTGTAGAAATGTACGGCGAGGAAAGCGACTGGGTGAAGCGGTACGTGCACGCGCAGTACGGGGACGACCCCTCGGGCGCCGCGGTGTTCAAGCAGTCCTACCGGTCCGACTTCCATCTCGTCGACGACACCCTCGTCATCCCCGGTTATCCGTTGCTCGTGGGTCAGGATTTCGGACGCAACCCGTGGAGCCTCATCTGCCAGCCCGATCACATGGGCCGGCTTATCGTGCACGAGGAGGTGGCCGGCACCAATATCGGGCTTGAGAAGCACGTGAACGAGCATCTGCGCCCCGCCCTCCTTAGCGACCGATATGTAGGCTGTAAAATCGCCACTGTGGGCGACCCCTCCGGCGTGGCGAAGGGCAACATTGCAGAGGAGAGTTGCTTTGATGCGCTCAAGCGCCTCGGCCTTCCAACTTTCCCTGCACCAACGAACGATATCGAACCACGCCTTCGCGCAGTCGAAGCGCTGCTCAGCCGGCAGGTGAACGGTGGTCCCGCGCTCCTGATCAACCGCAAGCGCTGCCCGATGCTGGCGCGCGCGATGGGCGGCGGATACCGCTTCACCAAGACCAAACAGGGCGCGCTGCGCGCAGTGCCAGAGAAGAACGATCCAGAGGGCTTTTCGCATGTGGTCGACTGCCTTCAGTACGTGTCGTTGGTGGTGCACGGCGGCATGACCGGGTACATCGTGCGCAAGCTCGACCCCCGGCCACGCCGTTCGCCGCGCGGCAAAATCACTGCCGCTGGGTGGACCTAAACGGCCACCGCGCTCACGATCTTCTCGACGGTCTCGGCAACCGCCGGGACGTGTTCGAGAATAGCTGCTTCGATCATACGCAGAGCTTCAGCAACAGGATTGTCCGCCTGAGTACAATCAGTCGGGACGCCGTTCACCTTACAATTTACGCCGAAAACTTCCAATTTCGGAATAAAATTCGCCGAGACAACGATGGTGAGGTCGTTCACATCGCGGCGGATGAGCCAGCTATTCTGTTTCGCGTTCGACATGTCAAGCAAGTCCCCTTTAACCTTTGTGATTGGTGTTTTTAGCTCCACCCGCTGTCCCTAGCAGCGGGCCCCTTACGGAGCAGGGGGCAACGCGCCCCCCGCTCACCCCCGAATTGTCCATCAGTCGACGAACCGAAATTCGTTCTCCAGACGGACAACCTGCCCGCGCTCGAACTTGCCGAAGCTCGCATCAAGCTGGGCGTCTATAGCCTGACGCATGGTGGCCACGTCCTGCTCCGTCCAATCGTAAATCCCGCGATTAGCGAGATTGCCGAGCAGGCGGATCGAGCGGAGCACATTGACCATGCGACCGCCGCCGAGGCGCAGGAACTTCTGCCGCTTGCTTTCCTCGGGCGGAGCCGAAGAGGCGGGAGCGGTCGGCGGCGAGGACACGCGAGTGCGCTGCCGGCGCGTTACCGTGGCGGTAACACCGGGAGCGGACTGCGCAGCCTTGGCAGTGGTGGTGTTGCGCCGGCGCACAGCGGCCGGCGGCGTGCGGGGCACGGTCGGCAGGAAGTCCGCCAACGTAGCCTGAGTTGCAGTAGCCATTCGGTTCTCCTTTGGCGCCACCCCACCATGGGGTGCAGCGTTAGGAGAATTGTGGCTCCGCTAGTCCAAAATGTCAATAGGGCGTTTACGACAGGGGCGGGATTTTATCCAAGCGCTTGAGCGCGTCAATTTTGGATTGCAACTTGGCGGCCTTGCGCGCGCGGCGTCGCTTGAAAAACGCCTGCACCGTCTGGTTTTCGTGAAGCTGCACCGCGTACCAAAAGCAAGCGAGGATCGAGGCGATCAGCCCGAAGAAAATGGGCAGCATGCCGAACAACGCGGCAACGCTGACGCCGGCTGCGAAATGGTTGACCCAAGTCAGCCACCCATCCTGTCCCCCATTCATCGTCGTGGTCCGCTGCATGCTGGCCTCGTTCTGCCGACGAAAGCACACCCGTCTTAATGGAGAGTATCAAAATCACACGGGCACTGCACCACCAACTCCATATGGCGGATCAGCTTGGCCCGGTGGCTCTCGCACACGGCGGTAACTTCTTGCACCGCCTCGGAAAAGTCCTCCACTCCGACCCCGCGGCCGGTCTGCTCGCACTGCGCCTTGAGGTGGGCGACCAGCGACAGGCGACTAGTGTAATCGTGCAGCAGCATGGCGTCTTTCAAAATGTCGATGAACGCCTCGCGGTCGATGCCGCGGTCGAACGCGTCGAGAATGGATAGCTGGGCGCCGGCTTGGAGGTTGAACGCACTGCGCGGGGTGGCGATATTGTCCAGCGCGTCGAGCAGCACCTTCTCACTGAACAGCGGGTTCTTGGCCATCAACTTTTCCTTTCATCACGGGCTGTCCCGCAAGATACGCGTCCAGCATCTCGAAGACAACCCGGCGCGTGGCGCGCTCGATGAAATAGCCCTTGGCCCACAGCGTCTTGATTTCGATCACGACGCCAGACCGGGTCTGGTGCTCTTTCAACTTCTTGCGGATTTTGTGCACGACGACGTCGACCATCTTGGGGTCTGTCTCCTCCACGTCGGCATGCGCGCGCGCGGCGCGCCCCGACTGGATGGCGGCGTGCAGCATCTGCTTGCTGGCCTCGTCGCGCTTGACCAGCGGCACGAGCACGGTGGCCTCAAGCTGGGTGAGGGAAAACAGACGGCGGCAGTAGGTCGCCAGTTGCTCGTCGGTGTGCACCTGACTGCCGGACGGCGCGCGCTCGGCGCGGCGCATGGCCGGTGGCCAGTCGTCCCGCGGCATCTCGACGATGCGCCCCTCGTCGATGGCTTCCCGGAGCGCGACGCGAACCTCGTCTGACGGGTGGCGGATGGAGCGCGCGATGGCGCAAACCGGGACACCTTCGTCGGCCAGCGCGACGGCGATGGCGAAGACGGGCACAGGAAGAAGTGGTTCGACGGGAGCGGTCATGGTTATTGTCCTTCGTTAACGAACCCTGACAGGGTAGGTAAAGAAGGGTAAACGAGGAGTATAGATGGAGCATACGCGCGCGGGCGCGCGCACAACATATTGAGTGGCCCGGCGAACGCCCCCCGAGGGCGGCCATATGACTGGCGCACGCCCAACGCCGCCGGGCCGCCACAACGCTCGCATGGGAAAGTGAACGGCTCGTTACGCACGGACGCACTTCACGATGACGCGCCCCGGGTGCGAGCGGGCGCCGGCATCGCGGCCGACCTCGGTGCCGGCGGTGTACGCCATCCCGAGCATCAGGCAGCGGCCCGGCAACGCGCTAAGCACGGGGGTCTTGATCACGTCCCACGCCGTGCTCTCGTTGCACGGGCCGGTGAGTGCGCAGACGAGGATGATGGCTTTCAGCATCACGATGGTCCTGTGTAGCCAGCGATCTCGATGGTGCGCAGCCCGGCGTGGGCGCCGCCGCTATCCTGCAAGGTCGGCACCTCCTTGCCACCGTCGCCGGCGTGCTGCTGGCAGGTCTCAAAAACGTGAGCGGTCTGGCTGGTGACAATATTGACCGTCTCCAACTCCTTGTTGCTCGCGTCGGCCAAGACGCGCACCGTGCGCAGCGCCATCACACCCTCCCGTGATCGTCCTCGATCCGGACAATATCGTCTTCGTCGCAACGCTCTCCTAATTGCGTCTCGACGATGATAGCAGGGATCGTTTCCCAGTTCTCGATGCGGTGGATGGCCCCGAGCGCCACGTCGATACTGTCGCCGACGCCCAGCTTGGCGCGCTGGTCATTTACCGTGGCGGTAACAAATCCCTCGACCACCACCCAGTGCTCCTGTCGCCACTTGTGATACTGGAGACTGAGACGCTTCCCGGGGAGCACGTACAGGATTTTCACCTTCCAACCCGGGGCCTCGAACAGCGTCTTGAACCAGCCCCACGGACGCTTCTCGGTGGTGGTCATCTGTCGGCTCTCACGGTGTGCTCGTAGCGGATGCCGTAGATGCGGTTGAAGATGTACTGCGCGACGTAGGCCATATGCTCGCGCTCTTCCTCGATCAGCGCGCCGCGCTCTTCGACGATGTGCTGGAGCACGTGGATAATCTCGTGCACGACCAGCGCCGGCATGGCGTCCTTGCCGAGGTGAATTTCGCTGCTGTCGTGACCCATGTTCCTGAAGAAGGCGCCAGCCGCCTCGGTCCGCGGCAGGCGGGTCTTGAGCAGGTCGGCGGGCTTGGCCCACACCACGCGCAGTTTATAGTTGATGTGCGGCAGTGTGATGGTCTGCGGCAGCACTGGCTTCAGCACCGCGTGCGGGTGTTTCTTGCTGACGACGTATTTGCGCCTCATGCCGCCAACCTCGCGGCTTCGGGCGCGCCGGCAAGCGGCGGATTATCCGGCGCCTCCTGCGGCCGGCCCTCGTACACTCTGACAAGGTGGGCCCACAGCGCGGTGGCGTTCTGCATGTTGGTGGTGGTCGGGTTGTGGAAGAGCCGGTTGATCGCTGCGTCCAAGTCGTCGGCCGCGATGGTCATCGCCAGCCGGTAGTTGGCGTGCGTGCACTCGCGCGCGGCGGCGCGAACGACGGCGAGGACGGTCAGTTCTTTGCCGGCGTCGTTCTTCTCAACGAGCGGCCCGAGGGCGCGGTGGGCTGTCATGGGCTGGTCTCACGGTGGGGGACTGGGCGCTGTGGCTGTCCCCCATGAGGACCGAGCCGAAGCCGAGCATAACGCTCATATACCAAATGTAAAGCAAGATCATCGGCGGTACGGCAATATACCGCCGGTGTGCTCGCAGTGCCCGATGGTGCCGCCGCAGAACTCGCACTTCGGCGGCGCGCGCCGCGGCACGACGTGCTTGGTGAACTCGACCTTGGCAGCTTCATCCTGCGCCGCGTGGTTGCGGGCGATCTCGTCCGCCGGGGTATATGTGCGGATGGTTACAGACATGACGCCCCCAACAGCCAGTGCACGCCGGTGAGCGCCAGCATCGCGAGCACTTGCCCGATGACTAGCGCCACGGCGGACGGGGTAACCTTCTCGGTGAACTCGCCCTGCACGTCGAACCACAGGCCGGTGGCGATGATGACGGAGGAGAATATAGTGACGCCGACGACGGAGAAGCCGAGGATCAGCACCATCCATGGGTAGGCAGCGTTGAAGGCGGTCATGCGGGCTCGCTCGCTTTCAGCCACAACCAGACGGCGAATGCAACGATGCTACCGTCGAAGACGATCCGTAGGATATCGCCACAGGCATTCGCAATCTCGTGAAGCATCGTGTCGTCCTCCCAACGATGTGATGTTCGAGCTTGATACCTTTACAAAGGGTTAATTTTGGTTTTCGGGGTCCTAGATATTACTGAAGGGGGTATAAGCGATCCAGAAAGGGTGGGTCCTGTCCATGGTAGGGGGCGGGTAACCCTAACAGACCATGAACGCGCGGCGCGCGGCCGCAATGCCGAAAGCCTCACACGGTTTCCCGTGCAAGGCATACAGACCGGACGTGAAAGAGGCTGCGCGCTTAAGCGCGCAGCCTCAGAGTGTTAGGCGCTCAGACCGGCCCAGCCGGCCGTCGCCTTGCTCGCCTTGGGCGTATCCTTGGGCGCAATGGCCAGCGAAAGTCGGCCAAAGTTGTAGGAGAACGCCAGCCGCGTGTCATCGGACGTTACCTTGCGCGCCTTGGCCTCTTCCGCCATGAGCGCCTCGAACGCCTCGCGGGCCTCTTTCGCCTTGGCATACACGGCCTTGTAATTGGTGTAAGCCGCTTGCGCCTTGCTGCTCAGGTCGGTTGACGGGTTGAGTTCCGTCCACTTCAGTTCGCTCTTAGCCATGATATTTGCTCCTCTTATGGTCCGGCATGATGTGGCGGAATGCCGTTGACCGGACACCGCTGCCGCGTCGGGCAGCGGCTCACAGACGCGACAGACGCGCGAGGGGTTCGGCACCAGCGCGTAGTGCTACCCGACCGCGAACTATTACCGTGAAGGTAACAAGGTTGTAGTCTGAAAGAACTATTAACCGTGGAACCGTCGTGGAACTGTGCTATGTGGCAACTTTATGGTATGTAAGAGTACAACCTTGCCATTACACCCACAACTTAAGGGACACGGTGTGCTATGCAAATGGTCTTTCGCAGGTAGGCATAGCAGCGCACATAGCACTTTCCGTTGAAATCATTGAAGAAATCCAAACTGGTATGCTGCTATGCACGATTTTGGAAGTAGGAGAGACATTTTTGAGGGCACCTTCACACCGTGTCCCATAGGTTGTACCACACAACCGGAAGCATGATATGGCTCGGCAGAACGAACTGCTATGCAGAAATCCGTCCAATTTTATCAATTATTATAGCTATATGGAAAAATAGATATGATTTCAATGGGTTGGCACTTTTTCATATCATGCCACAGGTTGCAATCGTGCAAGGTTTCAATCCGTAGTTATCCAGACCCTCGCTTGGATTTAAATGGTCGTCTACCCCTTACATACCAGCATAGCAGCATACCAGAGTTCCATCGAGCCACTGCTATGCAAGTTGTACTCTGCTATGCAAGGCAGCCACTCACCGATTGCACCGTCTCATTCCATGTGCTATGCAAGATCAACTGCTATGCAAGTACAACCGCCTCACATCACACCGTGTCCTATTACGTGCATCACACGAGCCCATACGAGCAGCCTGTTGCTACGCATGAGAGGCCACGACCTTGCTAGGCGCGAGCGCGTAAGCGCGAGCGCCAACCACACCTGCCGAGCTTCACAGCGAACGCGCGCGCCTCTGTGGGGCCGCTGCCCGACGCGCCAAACGCGCCGGCCGGCAAACCGCCGCTGCCGCAAAGAGGAGCACAACGCAATGCCGAAATACCGCACCAACAAGTCCCGCCTTCACAGCGTCCTGCGCTACTGCATGGGCCGTCTCGCTGCCGCCTACATGGCCGGCACCGGCGCGCAGGTCGACCGCTGGCTTGCCGCGGTGGAGCAGGCGCGTCGCCGCATCAACGCGACTGCGCTCGCCTGATCCTCCCAACTCCCGGCGTTACCGTCACGGTAACGCCGGGCCTTTTCCGGCGGGCCCACTGGCGAGCGTCCCGTCACACCCCCTGATTGGTCGTGATCTCCCCCAGATCGGTCAGTGGGTCCACCGGAGAAGGTAACAAGGTGGCAAGCATGAACATCGTCAAATTCGCCGCGTCGTTAGGTGAGCGAGTTCACCGAGGTCGCACGATCCTGCCCGAATTGGCGCTCGCCGTGGTGCGAGAGGCCGCCGCGGGCGACGTGAAGCCGACGGACGCAGAGAGCATTTACAAAGCGTATATCAGCGCGGCGTGCGGCGGCGACTTCACCAAGCGAATGACCTACGGCTCGTATCGAGCGCAGTGCTCGAAACTACGGCAGGTCATTCGCCTAGGGCTGCACTGGGGCAGGCACGGTGCCACGGTCATGCGCTGGGCAGCCAACTACCACATGACGCTGAGCCGGCCCACCGACCTCTACGGAGCGATGGTGGACATAGCCCGCGCGCAACTGCGCAGCGACAAGAAACTCACCCGCGTCGATGTATGGCGCTTCATCAAGTAGGAGGAGCAGATGGCTAATCGTATCCTAAGCAAGGTGGCAAGGGCGAACCTCAACAGGCTCGCCAACTCGCTCGAAGCAAGCGACCACGAGTGGAGCATGTACCAGCACGAGACCTGCGCGTTGGGGCAGGCGATACGCGAGTTCGGGCTCGACTGTTTCAGCAGCCGACACATCGCTGCGGCGCTGAAACTGCCGCCCGACGTGGCGGTCAAGTTTTTCATTCACGCCGAGGACGAGAACGGCATGAAACTCGAACATGGGGCTGTGACCAAGGAGATGATGGTCGACAGCCTGCGAGCGTGGGCGCTCACCGGCAAGGCGCGATGGGTATTGGGCTGACCGCAAGCCCATGCCCACTGTTCACGGTGTGAAGGTGGGCATGATCGAGTGGTTAAGGAGAGCACCATGAGTTTCCAGAGCCGCCGCTACACGCTCGCTGAAATGCTGGACGGCGTGGTCTACGTCGGCACGGCGAAGAAGCTGGGCTACAACGTGTGCACGTACACGGCGCCCAACGGTGACAAGGTGATCCGCCAGTGCCGCACGGACATTGTGCGCCGGTCACCCGAGGGGCATTACACGATCTCGTCGGGCGGGTATCGCACCAGCACGACGAAGAAGCACATCAACGACTACGCTCCGGTGCGCCTGTTCCAGCGCAAGAGCGAGTGGTTCCTTGCCGGCCGCACGGACGATGGCGCTTTCGACTTCGATATCGCCATCCCGTTCCGCGACGGCATCGTCGTCAACGCCGATGGCATCGTCATCGACATTTTCGACAACAGGAGGTTACATGACCAAGCAAGATATGATCGACGCGTTTAAGCGCGACGTCCTCTACAAAGACGACGAGGTCAGCGCCGCAGTCATCGACCTGATCGAGGCTGGACGCATCATCTTCGTCCCCGCCGCCGCGTCGTGGCGCGAGACCGGCAGGCTGTACAACGCCGACCCCGAGGCAACCAGCGAGAGCATCCGTGCGATGCAGTTCATCGCACAAGCTGAGAAGGTGCGACGCTGATGCCCAAGTTCACCGTCAACGTCGGCGACACTGTAACCTATCAACGCGTGTTCGCCATCACGGTCGAGGCAAAGACGCGCGCCAAGGCCGAGGAGATGGCGCTGAACGAAGCTATCGTGGGTGACATTATGAAGCACCCGCAGATCGAGGACGAGCAGATCGACAACACGCCGTGGGAGGTCGTGCGATGACAGCATACGCCAAGCTGATGTTCGTAGCGGCGCAGCACGATGACTGCAACATGGACCTGTTCGTCCATGCCACCGACTTTCTGCACGCTGTGCGTATGTGGAAGCAGCGTTTCCCCGCCAGCGAGATCACGTGGCCCGAGAAGCTTGTGGTCTTCACCATGCCGTGCCAACGTGCTGAGCAGGGCGTTGTTGAGTGGCGCGACTTGCACCATATCGAGATCAACCCGAGGGACGTGGTGTGACGCGCATATGCAGTAGTCAAATACGCAGAGAAGCGTACAAGTATTGGCTACGTTGCGCGCTCAACCGTCCCAACGCCGCGTCACCTCTTGTGCAGGCTCGCTGGATTAGGTGGGTCAGCCGATGGTTCGACGACGCGCACCAAATAGCGCAAGAGCGCGAACGTGAGGAGCAAGCGCGATGACATACAAGGTTGCATTTCAGGTCAAGCCTGAGCGTCTGGAGGGCGTGCTGCGCATGCTCTCGCAGGCCGAGGTCTCTCTTGTTACGGTGAAACTCGTGCAACAGGACCCCGAGCCCATGGTGACCGTCACACGCGAGAAGTCGGAGCACTGGACCGCGCCCGTCATCGAGAAGTGGGGCGAGGAGGATCGCCAAAAGTGGCGCGAAGAGCGGTCGGAGACGAATACCGAGATCAAGCGAGAGATCGCAGAGCGACTGGTCGAAGGCACGCTTCCTGTGCCGCCCAAGAGCGTCATGTACAAGCCCGGCAACGGCGCCCGCGGCAAAGACAACGAGCCTCGCATCTATGTCGGCGGCAAGCGCGACAAGGGTATCACCGGGCGCGAGTTGGTCCTAGAAATCTTCCGCACGCTGCCCTACGGCAAGGTGTTGTCTATCAGCGAGATCACGGAGGAGTTCGTCAAGCACGACTTCTCGACGTCGTCGCCGTCGGCGCCGCTGCACGCGCTTGTCGCGGAAGGCGTGCTGATCCGGCCGGCGTTCGGCCAGTACTTCATGCCGCACCCCTTGGAAGTGCAGGTGAAGTGATGGCACAGGACCACGAGGAATTGTTGCTCCTTATCGCAAGGTGGCAACGGGAAGCGCTGGAACGTGTGAAGGCGCGCAACAGAGGAGAGACGCAATGCCAGTGACATTGAATACAGGGAAGGTGATCCAGTCCCACGAGGACTTGAACATCACGTTCCGCGAATGGGCCGCCATGTTCGGCGTGGCGCTTGCGCTGCACGATGGCCTTATCGCCATGCACCGGAATGGACGCGGTCCGGAAGGCGGGCACTTTTTCAATATGAACGGTACGTGCATTCCCAACGGTCACTGCGGCTCGATTGGCTGTATTGGCGGATATGTTGGTATGACGATGGGCAAGAGTACCTACGAGGCTTCGGACTACGTGTTCGACAATGAAAACGGCGGGCCGTTCGACGAACTCTACTTCCCGAAGTTCGTGGACGACTATGGCACGGTCACGCCACGGCAGGCGGCGGCGGCGATCTGCAACTTCTTGTCGACCGGCGATCCGGGTTGGCGCAACGCCATCGCCGCCGACCACGGCGCGGCGCGGCGCAAAGCCAAGGTGATAGACCATCGTGAACTGGGCACCACGTTCTCGCAATGGATGGCGCTGCTGTCCATCCGTGCGATGCTAGACGTCGGCGCGCTGGCATATGATGGTAAGGCAGACATCGAGCCCGCTGTGCACAAGTTCAACATGGGCATCGCTGCCCTAAAGCACGACTGCGGCACGGTTGGCTGCATTGGCGGCTACGTCGGACTGCTGAACGGCATGACGGCGGGCCTTGCCGCCGACTTTGTCGGTGGCGTGCGCGGGGCGCTGTATGCGCTATTCTATCCGTCCTACCGGGGCCGCGAGTGCACGTACGCCGATATCAAGCCGGCGCAAGCGGTGAAGGCCATCGACAACTATCTGTCGACGGGCAAGCCGAGGTGGCACGAGGTGCTCGGTACGGATAGAGCGGTCTGGTATTAAAAGACGTCGACAACTGAGAAGGTGGCAGCGTGGGGGCGCTGCCACTCACTGAGTTGTTACCGTGACAGTAAGGAGCACTGATGAATTGGAAAAAGGTGAGAACGTGGACGTATTACGCAGCCATGGTCGGCGCGAGCGTCTACTTCACTATGGATATGCGCCAGCACGCGTTCAAGCGGGGCCTTGAGGCCGGCTACTACGTGGGCTATATTGACGCCCTTAGTTGGGTGAGCAACGAACTTGAGCGTGCGCCGCTGCCCGACGCGCCAGCGGTGTTCGCGCGGCCATCCCGGCCGGAAATCTAGGAGCGCGTAACCAGAGGAGCAGTAGCGATGAACACTCAGAGTGTTTCGCAACCTGCCACTGCCAACACGATCAAGTTCGACGATCTGATGAAGATCGCCGCGGAGCTTGGCTCGGACCATGGCAAGGGCAAAGACACGCAAGTTCGTTTCCTGTTGAAGGTCGTGGAGGGCGGCTATCATGGTGCGCTCGACCTCGACAGCAACAAGCACGGCGCTGACGTGGACGACGCCACGCGGTTGAGCGAGGCGTATGTGATGGCGCAGACCGGCTCGACTGTGTTCGATGCGAAGGCGCCGAACCAGCGCAAGCTGATCTCATGCGTGCGCACGTGCGTCAGGCTCGGGCAGTGGCCCAAGGGTGGCAATGGCGAGCCGCTGGCCACGGTCAACAACTTGATGACGACGCGACAGAAACTGCGGCAGAAGCCCGAGACGGCGAAGAAGCTTGACGATGCCGCCAACACGTTGTTGAAATACGCGCGTGTTCAGCTTAAGCGCGACACGCTTGTCGACGACAACGAGTTGCAGTCGTTCTGCTTCAAGTCGCAGGCGCCGCTTCAGACTGCGGAGCAAATTCTGGAGGGCTGCCGCAAGACGCTGATGGCGCTCCGGGATGGCAAGGCGGCGCACCACACCGCGTCGGACAACTCGACGCACGTCGTGGCCGCCATTGCTGAGTTGAACAAGCGCCTCAAGGCCATCGCGGCCGAGAGGGCGAAGAAGTAGCCGACAAGACACCGCGGCTGTTTGCAGCCAAGGTGACACTCTCGGCCACGGCGGGATGGTGTCGATGCTCCTCTGCACCATCCCGCTTCCCTTCCCCAGAGGAGCATGAGGATCACATGGGCTTGGGCTGGGTCGTAGCGACATGCGCCGGTGTGTTCATCGTCGCAATGATCGTCTGGGACTGGGCGAACCGTCCCAACGGCGTCGTGCTGCCACCGTCGCGTGATGACGACTGGCATGACTGGCCTCCGTCGGCCATTTAACCGTTACCGTCGCGGTAACATCGAAGAGGAGCGTAAAAGCATGAATATCGAAGAAGCTGGCCGCGAAATCCTTATCAACGCGGATGCTGGCAACAGCACCCTACTCGTTGGTGAGAGCGGCGTCGGTAAATCGCAGAAGATTTACCAGACATTCCAGAAGCTGAAGGCCGCCCGTGAGAAGAAGGGCGAGCGCTGGGGCTTCGGGCAAATCTTCGCGGCGACACAGACCCCGCCGGATATCATCGGTTTCCAATTCAAAGGTCAAAAGACCTTCGAGTTGGGCGGCAACACGCATACGGTGACGGTCACTGATCCGTCTGTGCCGCTGTGGATGATCTCCACCGAGGGCCTGCCGGCCTTTGCCTATGACAAGTTCTTTCTCAATATCGAGGAGTATGGTCAAGGCGAGGCGGACGTGAAGCGCGCCATCGCTGAAATCTTCCTCAACGGCGGCTCGTCGCCGTGGTATCTGCCGCCCGGTTCGATCCGCGTGGCCAGCACCAACGAGGGTTCGCGCCATGGCGTGACGAAGGATTTCGACTTCGCCATCGCGCGTCGCACCAAGATACACGTCCGCGGTGACGTGCGGTCGTGGTTGAACTGGGCCAATGCGCCGTATCACTTCCAAGGGCGCGACTGGCTGGTACAGCCGGTGGTCAAGGCGTGGGCCGAGACCAATCCTCAAATCCTGTTCGAGGACCCGCCGAAGGAACAGGGACCGTGGGGTAACCCGCGCTCTATCACGGCGACCGACCGCTATTTGCAGGTCAAGGCCGAGCACAGCGGCGGCCAGCTTGACCTGACCGATCCGACCATCGTCGAGATGATGGCCGGGACCATCGGTATGCCGGCGGCCACGTCGCTGATGAACCACCTCCAGTTCCGGCTGGAGTTGCCGCCGTACGAGGACGTCGTGCAGGACCCCGGTGGCACAAAGCTTCCGGATCGCGCTGACCTCAAGATGCTGATGGCGTACGAGTTGGCCTCGAAAACCGAGGTTAGTGACCTCGGCCCGGTGCTGTCGTATGTCAAGCGCCTGCCTGCCGACATGTCGATCACGTTCGTCAGTGCGCTGCTGCGGCGTGACTATAACCGGTTCATCAATGAACCGGCGATGCAGGGCTGGATCAGCAAGAATGCCGCGCTGGTCTCCATCATCGCGTCGTTGAGCCAGAACTGAGAGTGACCGCGGTGGCCGGTGTTACCGTGACGGTAATCTCCGGCCACCGCGCCATCTATAGTCCGAACCATCACATGCTCAAAACCATCCGTGAACACGACGGCCATGATTTTGAATATGTGACTAGCAGTCTCGGGATCGTCGGCAAGCCCAACAGGTGGACCTCGTGGCACGCATATGTCGATTGGAAATTCCAATGGGACGTGTTACAATATGAAAAAGGCAAAGAGAGAGGCGTTGAGACACACGCGCCACATGGAGAATACAAAGCGGCGTCAGGAGCGCGCGTACGCTGCAATTGCGGCGGATGCCAAGCGCTACTACGGCGTTCCGAAAGCGCACTATACGGTGCTAGCGCGTCTCGTCGCGTGGCGCAAAGGTGAGAAGTGCAAACCATATGACAGGTCAACGCGGTGGGTAGACGTCAATCCGTGGTATCTGCACGAGATGAAGGAGAACTACCAACTGAAGTCATTAATAAGCGGCGGCGAGACAGGACGGCGTTGGCCATGATGCCGCACAGCGAAGAAGTTCTTGATAAGTACCTTAGGTGGCGACAAGGCGACCCAAGGTTCATGACGAAGCGCGATCAACGGAGGAGCACGATGCAGCGACAGTTCACTATCGAAATCCGCGTCGACTACGCGGACAATGCCAAGAATGACACCATGAAGACGGCAATGCAGGCGGCGGCGCGCCACGTGTACGCGACCGCAGTGCTGCTGGCCGACGGCGTCAAGCCGCAGGTGGCCATCTTTAGCGATGACTTTTTCACGGGGCACGAAGAGATCGCCTTGTTGGAGGACACCATCGCCAAGGGTATCGAGGCCATCGACGCCGCCAACGATCAGGAGCAGATCAGTGGGGAACTTCTCGCGGCTGCCGGAAACGGAAACCCTCTTGGGTCTGGCAAATAGCCGTGTCGCGCGTGCCCGCCGGCGTGCCTCTGGTCACCGCGGATCGGGTGCTCCCAACGGAGCACCCTACGCTGACTGGGAACGTTACATCATGTGGGAACTCGCTTGGCTCCATATGTGCGTTGTCGAACGAGATAAAATACTGGCACACGCGCGCCGAGGTGTGCGAGTGCCTGTGGCATGCGTACTATCGGAATAGACCGCGCAAATTCCCCGGGTGTCTATCCCGGACGTGGAGGTGGCGGACCGCGTGGTACGACGAGATCGAGAACCAGCACCGCCTGTGCTTGCACAAGATCGAAGAATTGCAAAAGAGGAGCATCGAGTATGGCAAATGAAGTCGCACCGCTCACGGACGAGTTCAAAGAAATTGAACTTACGCCGGAGCAAAAGCAGAAGTGGGGCGACACCATGTCGCTCATGGCGTGGACGGCGCCGGGCTTCCGGCATCTGTTCTACAAGTTGCTGGCCTATAACAAGGGCCAGCACGTCGCGGTGTTCACCGACAAGGTGCCGCTCGCGGCAACGGACGGGCAGCATATCCTGCTGAACCCGGAGCCGTTCTTCAAGATGGAGTTGAAAGAGCGCGTGTTCGTGATCACCCACGAGGTGATCCACAACGTGTTCAACGATATCGAGTTGCTGCATCGCTGCCGCACCTCTGAGAAGGTGCCGCTCAACAACGGCACGACTCTGCCGTTCGATGAAGATACGATGCAGAAGTCGATGGACTACCGCATCAATGCGCTGATCGTCGACAGCCGTATCGGCGCCATGCCCAAGACTGCCGACGGCAAGCAGATGGGCTGCTGGGACACGAACCTGAGCGGTCCCAACGACAGCGTGCTCGACGTGTACGAGAAGGTCTACAAGAACAAGCCGCCGTCCCCGAAGGGGTTCGACAAGGTGCTCAAGCCCGGTTCTTCCACTGGGCAGAACCCGGGGGCTGCCTCGCAGTCGCGCAATGGCCAGCAATGGGCAGTGGAGATCGCCGCGGCTCAGACCATCGAGGCGATGAAATCGCAGGGCAAGATGCCCGGTGCGCTCCAGCGCATGTTCCACGACTTGCTGAACCCCGAGGTGCCGTGGACCGACCATATCCGCGCCATCTTCGCGCGGCGCGTCGGCTCCGGCTCGTACAACTGGCGGCGTCCTGACCGCCGGTTCATCGTCCGCGATATCTACCTGCCCAGTTCCTCCGGCTTCGGCGCAGGCTGGGTGGTGTGCTGGGGCGACACGTCCGGCTCTATCAGCCAGCCTGAGTTGGAGAAGTACATGGGCGAGCTTGGCGGCATCATCGAAGACGTGCGCCCGCGCCGCCTGACCGTGCTGTGGTGTGACAGCAAAATCCATCACGTCGACGAGATTGAAGACACTGCCGACTTGCAGTCGATCAAGGCGCGCGGTGTAGGCGGCGGTGGCGGCACGTCGGTCAATCCGGTGTTTGATTGGATTTTCGAGAACCCGGACGAGCAGCCGGATTGCTTCATCGGCTTCACCGATGGCCACGTCGGCTTCCCGCAGATGGAGCCCGAGTTCGACGTGGTATGGTGCTGCACGACCAAACAGCCGTTCCCGTGGGGCGAGGTGGTGCGCATCAACCCGGGGCACAGGGAATAGGTTACCGTGACGGTAACGAACGACGTTGCGTACGAAGTCTTTGCCGTGGTGTGGTTTCCGGGGCTGGGCGAGTACATTCGGCCCCGGGGCTACGACGCGCCGACGATGCAGTTGGTGTGCGACGTCATCGCAGACGACATAGACCGTGGCTTGCGCCACACCGTCCATCTTATCGAGGAGGAGTTCATGGCATTGAATACAGAAGAGGAACGCTTCCGCTCGTTCGCGGAGCGCTATGTCATCGAACGCGCGCAGTCGTTCACCGTGGGACATGAGCAGGAGGAGGCGTGGCGTGCGCTTCTCGACGCCAAGTCCCTGTACATGCAGGTCAAGGGCATGGGTTCGGTGACGTTCGGCCAGCAGGATACGACACAGGCGCCTATGACCAATGGACAGACGAACCCGGCTAGCGGTGGCCTTGTCCCGCGCGCACAGCCGAAGGTGTCACAGCAGATGGCGCATGACGCGCTCAAGGCGGCGGAGACCGCGCCGCGTAAAGGCGCGTTGAGAAAATTAAAAGATGCCGCCCGGCGCATCGGCGGGGGTTCGTTACCGTGACGGTAACATCAACCAAAGGAGAGAACTATGAACAGCATTTTTGTCGGACTTGTACCTTTCTCTTGGCGCCTCGGCCTTGTGCGGAGCAAACCGGGCGTGAAGGTGGTTTACGGCTTCGGGCCGTTCCGCCTCGCGTTCCATAAAATCTGAATAGGAAAAGCCCCGATGCCGGAAGCAGTCGATCACAAGGGTTATCCGGTCAGTCCGCGTGACCTCACTAAGACGGCGTGGTTCTACGAACAAGCCGAGGGGCTGGTCGTCTGTCAGCAGCCGGCCGAGGGTGTAGATGCCGTCACCGTGACGATCCCGTGGCGGCGCTTGGAGGGCGCCCTTAACCGGCACCACCACACCAAGTCCAAATCTCGAAAGGAATAGGCCCGATGCCGGCGCCAGTAACGAAGCCCATCATCGTCGAGTGCCCGCGATGCAACGAAGCGGCCGAACGGTCGCTCGGTGAGAACCGGTGTGGCCTATGCGAGTGCCGGTTCGTGGTCCGCGTCGGCGGGCAAGTGTTTTCACCTGAGCACTCCAAACGGATTGCCAACGTAGGGACTGCGCCCCCCATGCCGGTTGCGATTAAGACAGTCGATTTCCAGACCGCCACAAATCTCATAAACGAGAGCGGGCTTAACTCCTTGCAAGGGCGCATTGCGGAAACAATCGCGGCGCAGCGCGAGCAGTGCGCCAAAATAGCCGAAACGTGTGGCGTCGAAGGTGACAACTGGCGGCGAGATATTGCTGCTGCGATTCGAAATCTCAAATCCGAGTAGGATCACCCCGATGGCAAACAACGACCTGATTAAGCACTGGCGCGAGGTAACAGACCCGCGCAAGGCACTGGCGGAGATAGTCGAGCACCAGGACTTTCTCGGCTATGACCCATACTTTGCAGAGATGCGCGACGCCCTGCTTGCAATGGCGGAACGCAACTCCAAATCGCAGGAGTAAAAGGCCAGATGCGCGTGAAGGTGGTTTACGGCTTCGGGCCGTTCCGCCTCGCGTTCCATAAAATCTGATCCGCAAGGGCAAGGGCTGATTATCGTGACGGTAAAAACTCCCGAGGGCGTAAAGGACGATATATTCGTGGCGGCGTATGACCGATACCGCAGGGCGCTGTATGGGGAGCGCATGCCTGACAAGGACACCATAGAGTTCGCGAAGTGGCGCTCAGGTTTATACACTTTATGCGGTCGCGCGCACCTCGCGCAGGTCGACGGCGGCACGACGGAGCGCAGTAGATGGCTGAAGGCGTGACGCCGCTCGACCGGTCTATAGCCAACGACGTCTTGGGTGCATGCAGCGCCCGATGGCAATCTGCATGCGGCGTAGGATATGGGGACGGTTTGGAAGAAGATATGCGCTGCGCCTTCGCCGCGTGGCGGCAGGCTTGGTATGATGTTTACAACGAGTTGTATGGTGCGACGATTACGGCGAGACCCCAGCGGAGGAGCACACTATGAGCCGACGAAAAAACACGGTCAGGACTGGTAAGCGAATGCTGGGCCAGCACTTAACCATGGCTACAGACAAGGTGATGTGGTTGGCCCGCAATGTTCTGGAAGCGACGATACGCTCCGAGCCGGCCATGACGTCGCAACAGATCATCGACCAACTAATCCTTCCGCAGCATCAACGCGCGCTGCGCGAGGCGCGCGGCATAGTGCAATACTACCCCGCCATTGACAACGTCCCTACACCCTATGTCGGCGTGCAGGTACAGTTCAACTGGAGCCGCTTGCCTTACGCGAGAGCGGAGGAGAAAATTTTTAACTTCGCCCCCGGCACGCCGCTGTCTAATCTGTGCGAGCGCCTAAGCAAGGTGCGGCAGGATTGGGAACGAGTAATGGCCGTGCTGCACTATTTCGACAGGTATGGCACCCCGGGAGCGGCCCGGTACTACTGGCCGACTATTGTCACGCTTGCTCCCGACCACGACGTATCGACGGCCGGACTGGGCAACTCGTTCGTCGATCCGATTAACTATTCGCAGTGGTTGCCAATGATGCGGGACACCGCTACAACGGTGGCATCGGCGCTGATGCTGGCGACCCCTGAGCAAGGTGACACGACCGCGATCCAGATTGTGCTTCCTACACTGTCTCGCAACCTGCACGGCGAGAACTTCGAGTGGGGTTCGGTCGTAGTGCCCCTCTGCGATTAAGGAATTGGGAATGAGCGGCGCCCTGAACCTCGTCTTTCTGGACTTCGAGACCTATTACGACGACGTGTACAGCCTGCGTCGTATGCCGACGCCAAACTATATTCTCGACCCTCGGTTCGAGAGCATTATGATGGCGGCGAAGGTGAACTCCGGTCTATCTCAGATCGTGGACGGGCCGGACATTCCCAAGTTTCTCGCCACCCTGAACCCCGAGCGTACCGTGACGGTAAGTCACAACGCTCTGTTTGATAACAGCATTCTCTCCTACCGCTACAACTTCATCCCCTACATGATGCTGGACACGCTGGGCATGAGCCGCGCCCTGCTGGGGCACGAATTGCGCAGCCACTCGCTCGACAAGGTGGCGGACTTCCTCGGTCTCGGCGCCAAGGGCAAGTTCCTCGCCAACGTCAAGGGCATGACGCGCGCGCAGATCATCGCGGCCGGCTATTGGCCCGAGTTCTGCCGATACTGCCTGCAAGACAACGACCTGTGCGCCGGCATCTTCGCCAAGCTAAGCCCCGGTTTCCCCGAGCCCGAGCGCCGGCTGATGGACCTCGTGCTCCGCTGTGCCGCGGTGCCGCGCTTCCGCTGCGACACCCAGCTACTCACTGAGCACCTTGTCGACGTGCGGCAGGAGAAGGAGGACCTGATCGCCAAGGTGGCAGTTTCGACCTCTGACCTGCAATCCGCGGCTAAGTTCTCCCAGCTACTCACCGAGCGCGGTGTAGAAATCCAGTACAAGACCAGCGCTGCAACCGGCAAGCAGACGCCGGCTTTCGCCAAGACCGACCAGTTCATGGCGGACCTGCAAGAACATCCGGATTTGGAAGTGCAGGCGCTAGTAGCCGCCCGGTTAGGCGTCAAGAGCACTATCGAGGAGACGCGTAGCGACAAGCTACTTAGTATTGGTAACCTACCGTGGCCAACATGGCTGGGCAGCAACATGATGCCCATTCCCCTAGCGTACGGCAAAGCGCACACGCACCGACTGGCCGGCGAGTGGGGTATGAACATGCAGAACCTGCCCTCGTCGCGTAAGAAGGACAAGAACGGCGTCCCGATCTCCAAGCTACGTCGGTCGCTCGTCGCTCCACCCGGGTACAAGGTGATCACCGCGGACCTAGGACAGATCGAAGCGCGCCTGAGCGCGTTCATTTGTCAGTGCACGCAGCTATTGGAGCAGTTCGCGAAGAAGCTGGACCCGTACGCCAAGATGGGCAGTGCGATCTTCAGGTTTGAGGTAGACCCGACCGTGCACAAGCTGGAGCGCTTCATCGGCAAGACAGCCATTCTAGGACTGGGCTACGGCTGCGGCTGGAATAAGTTCTACACGATGGTCATCACCAGCGCGCGCCTGTTCGGCATCCCACTTGGCAATATCTGGACCGAGGAGCTAGCCGAGAGATCGGTGCGCACGTATCGCAGCGTCAACTGGCAGATGCAGGTGGGCTGGGGTACGCTCGACAATTTTCTGGACGCGTGCTGGTTCAGTGGCCATCCGCCGATGAAGTTTGGGCCGGGCGGCATCGTCGAGATCGGACCCGGCTACGTTAAGCTGCCCAACGACATGTACCTGCGCTACGCCGACCCGATGCGAGACGCCGTGGCCGAAAAAACTTACCGTCACGGTAAATTCACCCACAAAATCTACGGCGCGAAGCTGCTGGAGAATATAGTGCAGGCGCTGGCGAGGATCGTAGTGATGAACGCAGCGCTCCGGATCAGGGGCCGCGGTGACAAGTCATGGTCCCGGTTTGTGTTGCAGGCCCACGACGAGCTAGTGTTCATCGTGCCGGACGCAGAAGTTGACAAAGCCAAATTGATAATCCATGAAGAGATGACGCGGCGCCCGTCATGGGCACCGTCACTACCCCTGACTGCTGACGTTGGTGTCGGCCAGTCATACGGTGAAGCCAAGTGAGCGAGCGTGTCCCGATGGATACTCGCAGTCTGCCCCGCCACAACGATGGAGCAAGCTGTGAAGGTATATCTAGCGGGACCGATGCGGGGATACCCGGAGTTCAACTTCCCTGCCTTTCGCCAAGCCGCACGCACGCTGCGTTCGCTGGGCCACGAGGTGTTCTCGCCAGCGGAGAAGGACAACGAGCGCCACGGCAAGGATATCAGCAGCGGCAACGCGACGGGGGACGTGGAGAAGGCCATGGAGGAGCACGGCTTTTCGCTACGCGTGGCGCTCGGCGACGACTTGGCGTGGATTTGCGCGGAGGCCGAGGCCATCGCGCTCTTGCCCGGCTGGGAGAAATCGTCAGGAGTGGCCGCGGAGTGGGCCACGGCCAAGGCGTTGGACCTCAAGTTCATCTACTTGTGAGCGTGACCATGGACACCAAGTTTGAGTATCCGGTCGGACTAGCGACAACCGCGCATGCGCATGCGCGCGCAGATCAAAGGCCGGCCGGCGCGAAACCGTCAAACCCGAAAGACGCTGTCGGCATCAAGAAAGTGCCGTGGTCCGTGATCCCGTTGCCTGTGCTGTGGGAGTTGGGCGTCGCCATGTTGGAAGGCGCGCTCAAGTATGGGCGGCACAACTATCGCAGCATCGGCGTGCGTGCGTCGGTGTACTACGATGCGACGGTCGCGCGGCATCTCGCGTCGTGGTGGGAAGGTGAAGACCTTGACCCGGACAGTGGGCTCTCCCATATTACAAAAGCCATCGCGTCGCTGACCGTGCTCAGGGACGCGATGATCAGAGGCAACTGGATCGACGACCGTCCGCCCAAGACCGACCCGACGATACTCGCTGAACTGAACGAGCGGGCTGCCGCCTTGCTCGCGAAGTACCCCGAGCCGAAGGACGCGTTCACGGAGCAAAATTACCGTGGCGGTAAAGGAAAAAACGCTGCCGGGCGGTGAACTACTGAGCCGGCTGCAACGATGGATGCGCCTAGGGTGGGTGGAAGAGCACAACACCCTAGGCGTCTGGGACCGCGCTGGCCGTCGGCAGAAGAAGCGGTTCTACACCGTGTTATGCGACGTCCGACGGTTCGAGGACACGGAGTGCGGGCCTTTCCCGCCCGGCAATATGATGGTCGCGATGGGTGGCGCGTTGATGCGGGCTGGCAAGGCGACTGACGAGAAGTGGCCAAGGTTGATGTTCACGCCGGCGCTAACGCTGGACAGTGTATGGATCGACATTTACATGCAGGGCGATGGCGCATTCGCACGACACGAACGGCTCCAGACCGTCGAGGTGTGGGCCAAGCAGAAGCGGATCACCATAGATTTTCAGGTCAACAACCAGAAGACCCGCTCGACAGCGGTGGTGAAGTTCGGTCAGTATGAGCGTCGCGAGGACGCGGCTCTTTTCCCGTCACAGGAAATGGTCGCCAATCTAGCGTTGGCATTGGACGTTGCCGGAGTGGACAAGGAATGATCAACGATTTTGAAATCGTCGCCCGGCAGAAGTGCGATCCCCCGACGACGCACAAGACCGGGTGCTACATCGCTGCGTGCGTAGACGATGACGAGATCATCCGCGCTCAGTGCGAGGGGCCTGTGATGATATCCGAGATCGTCATGTTCAAGGGCACGTTCGAGAGAAAGCCGGTGGCCGGCGCTCTGTTCGTGTGCAAGGACGAAGTGAAATTTTCCGAGTGCACAATTAGTAAGGCGAGCAAATGAAACCGGCAAAAACGTGGGCATGGTCCTACTCGAAGCTGAAGAACTTCGAGACATGCCCCAAGCGCCACTACGAAATCGACCTCGCCAAGAACTACACGGACACGTCCGAGGCGCTGACGTGGGGCAACGAGTTGCACGCGGCCATGGCGAAGGCGTGCACTGGAGCAGCGCCCCTGCCGCCGCAAATGGCGGAGTACCAATACTGGGTGGACCGCGTGAAGGCCGGCCCCGGTGAACTGCACGTTGAGCAGAAGTACGCGATAACGCAGGGGTTCTCCAAGACAAGCTGGTTCGGCTCCGACGCGTGGTATCGCGGCATCGCGGACGTGGTGCGCATCGACGGCCCGGTGGCACTGGCGCTGGACTGGAAGACGGGCAAAGTGCTTGAGGACAGCGTGCAGCTTGCGCTCATGGCGCAGTGCATCTTCGCCGCGTACCCGCAACTGCGGAAGGTGCGCACCGAGTTCATCTGGTTGAAGGAGGGTGACTACACGACGCCCGAGGTCTTCGACCGAAGTGACATGATCAAACTGTGGGGTGGCCTGCTGCCGCGCATCTCCGCGATGAAGCAGGCGCACGACCTCCAGCACTATCCACCGCTGCCGGGCAGGCTATGCAAACGCTGGTGCCCGGTGGCTTCTTGTCCGCATCACGGCAAAGGACCCCGGCGCTAATGCCCTACATCGCAGAAAAGGACCGCCCCGCGCTCGACAAGCACATCGACGCGCTGGCTGACGAGATCAGGCGCATCGCGTGCTCATACGACTACGCAGGCGCCTTTGCCGGCGTCCTCAACTACACGTGCACGCGCCTAGCCATGCGCGTGATCCCCGCCAAACGCTACTGGACTATCGCGCTGGTCACCGGCGTCTTCAAGAACATCGCGGACGAGTTCTACCGCCGCGTTGGTGTCCCCTACGAGGACGAGCAGATCGCCAAGAACGGCGACGTTCCCGAGTACAAGGAGTTCAAATGATCGAGGAGGGACTGTTGTGGTTACAGAAGCGAACGTTGGACCGGATGAAGAGGGGCGTCGAGGGGACGAGCAAGATTTAATCCCGGACTTCCTTCGCCTCACCGCCGAGGAGCGCCGGGCCAACTGGGAAGGTCGGACCCTCACCGATCCTTACCGTGGCGGTAACATCGACGAGCAGCTTGCGCGCGAGCGAGCGTTGCGCGCGGCTGCCGACGCCGAGCGCCGAGCCAAGCGCGACGTGGCACGCGAGGAGATGCTGGCTCGTCACGCTGCCGCCGGCGAGGTCTACGACCGCAAGATGAAACTGTGGGTGAAGAATGCGAACGGCGCAGCAGGATCAGGAGCTAGCTGACGAACGCCGCGCCTACCTTGGTCGCATGATGCAGGAGGGAGAGTGGCATCCATGGTTCGTGTGTATCCCCCGCGTCGAGACATACCGTCGGCGTCGGATATGGGGTCGGTGTTGGCGACGCATCATAACAATGCGCGGGCTCACAGGATTATCGTACTTCAAACAAGAGTTGCGAGCGAGATCGCGATGACAAGAGCATGGGGTGGACAGTGGAACGCCGAGCACGAATTGCGGCGTGCGCAGGGACTACGAACGACTATTCTCAGTGACTGGCATCCATGGTTCGCATGGTATCCTTTTTTTC